TGGATATAGCCAAAGAACTCAAAGATATTGGGTTTGATACGCCTTGTTCTTTCTATTATGATGAAAAATTACTTAAAATATCACCATGGCATGATGAAGAATTCGCTGTTACAAATTGGAATGATGAACTTTTTCATTATTGTGTATCACTCCCCACTTGGGAACAAGTATTTCAGTGGTTCAGGGGAAAGGGTATGTTTCATAGTATTAGTATTGTTAATGATTTACTCGAAGAGGTTAAGTATTTTGAAACAGAAATATGTGATAACAATGGGGATATAATTTGCATAATTAGTCGAGTGACTTATGAAGAAGCTCGGGAAGAACTTGTAAAAACACTCATACGAACCTATAAAAATGAACAACTATGAATAAAAAACTCATTGTACTATCAGGAAAAAAAGTAGGTAAGGATACTGTGGCAAACCTATTAATGAGTAATTAACAAATGACAATATAAAATATAAGCGTGTTTTACAGGTGTATTTTACGCTTGCAAACACGCTTATTTTCAATTAGTTACATTAAAAAAGTTGCTTGTAATTGAAATATATTTTGTATCTTTGCACTATGAATAATTAACAAATCATCATGCAGAAAGAGAGTGTCCTTCAAACGGCTTGTGTTAAGTGGTTCAGATTACAGTATCCTAACCTCGTGATATATGCCGTCCCTAATGGTGGCAGTCGAAACGTACGAGAAGCGCAAAGGCTTAAATCTGAGGGGGTATTGGCAGGAGTGGCTGACTTGGTAGTGTTACTCCCACAAGGGAAGAGCTTGTATATTGAGATGAAAGTAAAAGGCAATCGGCAAACAGAAAATCAAAAAGCATTCCAAGATAAAGCAATCACACTGGGGCATACCTACGCTGTATGCTATTCCTTTGAGGAATTTCAACAAGTGATTGAAAATCAAATATAGAATAGTGAAATACAATAATTCAAGAAAATTATATACAAAAAAATATAAAAATTATATATCAAACAATGATACGTATAAAACCAAGTAAGAGAAACACAAACAAGCACACTGAAAAAGGTATGCAACTCCTTAGTTCCTCTATTGATGAGGTAGGAGTGATTGAGAGTATATCAGTAACCAAGCAGGGAACTATAATTTCAGGACACGCTCGCAAAGAAAAGTTTGATGAAAAGGGATTAGTACCCAAAGAGATTACACTTGCAGATAATGAATATCCTGTAATTGTTCGCAATGATATAGAAGACGATACAGATGCCTACTACAAGGCACAGATATTGGCAAACACCACAGCACACCAGAACTACAACCTTGACCTTGAAGAAGTAGAAGCAGTAGCAGAGGAGTACGGTTTTGAGTTAGAGGAATTAGGTATTGAGATTGAAGAAAAGGAGATAAACAATTCAGGTGATAGTTTTAATGAAGAAGAACTTATAGAAGACTTAAGAAACAAACCTGCAATAATGAAGATTACTTTTGAAAATGCAGAACAATTGCAAAAGGCAGAAGTTGATATTACAGAATTAATTGATAGAAAATATAAAGGGGCTTACTTTTCTGTAAGTTGTGGTGAATTATGAGATTAGAATTGGCAAGCAATAAAGCGATAAAATATAGTTGTTTGAATTTTCACTATGCAAAATCAGTACCAGTGAATACATTTGCTTATTCAGTATTTAATGATAATAACGAATGGTGTGGTTGTGTAGTATTTGGCACTGGTAGTAATAATAATATTGGTTCAGAATATAATCTAAAACAAGGACAAATCATAGAACTTGTAAGAATGGCACTTAATGGGAAACAAGAAACTACATCACAAGTATTAGCAAAAGCAATTAAGAAAGTAAAAAAAGACGTCCCTTTGTGCAAAATGATAGTCTCTTATGCTGATATTGACCAATCACACAAAGGAATAATATATCAGGCTACTAACTGGTACTTTGTAGGAAAGGTTTATGAAAATAAAACTGATAGCAGTTGGATCATAAATGGCAAGCGTATTCACGGGCGTAGGATTTCAGATATTATAAAGCAAAAAGGAGGATTGAAAGGAATATCAAGAAAAGATTTTATACTGAAAAATTTAGACAAGAACGCAACTGAATATGTTACAAAAGGTAAAATAAAATATCTATATCCTTTATGTAAGGAAATGAAAAAACTTTGTGAAACAATCAAAAAACCTTATTCAGAAATATGAATAACACCCCAAAAAATAGACAACAATGGATATTAGAGGAACTTAAAAAGTCTCCTCTATTGTCGTATGGGGTAATATGGGGTAAATATGAGGTAAAGTGGGGTAAGGGACAAACTACCTTTGATAAAGATTGGAAACAAGCCCAAAAAGAATTGAAAGATTGGCAAAAAACGATTAATGAGGAAGTAGCAAAGCAAGTGATAAGTGCGGAGGTAGAAGAGCGTAAAAAAGACTTATTTGCAAAAATGGACGCTCTGAAGATACTCGCCGATATAGCAAGGGGCAAAGGAATGAGAGTTGATGGGGAAAAGTTTATTCCTTCATATAGGGAGCGTATTTCAGCAATTGCACAACTATCTAAAATGGAGGGATGGGATGCGCCAGTTAAGCAGGAGGTAACGGGTAAGGACGGCAAAGATTTACAGCCTTTTCAAGTAACAGGGATAATAATTAAATAATCATCTATGCGAAATGTAGTACTTGAGTTTAATAGCAACGGTAATAGCAAACAAAAAGAATGTGGCAAAGCGTGGGCTGATGATGATATTGATGAGGTGCTATATGGAGGAGCAAAAGGGGGAGGCAAATCATTTATAGGGTGCTCATTGATACTGGCTGATGCTATGATGTATGCAGGAACTCACTATTTTATTGCTCGTAAGCAACTAAATGATTTGCGTAAATTTACAATACCCAGCATTCACGAGGTGCTAAACGGATGGGAAATACCTCAGGAGGCGTGGAAGTACAACGGACAGGATAATTATTTTGAACTCTATAATGGTTCAAAGGTGTTTCTTTTGGATTGTAAATATTTGCCGAGTGATCCGCAATACCAGCGTTTTGGTTCAATGCAGATGACACGTGGTTGGATTGAGGAAGGAGGGGAATTTGAGTATGATAGTTATTCTAATCTGAAAATATCAATAGGGAGGTGGAAGAATAGAGAATACAACTTGAAAGGCAAATTGCTGATAACGGCTAACCCTTCTAAGAATTTCTTATATAAGGAGTTTTATACACCTTACAAGGAGGGAACATTAGATAAGAGGCGTGCGTTCATTCAGGCTCTACCGTATGATAATAAGATGTTACCCAAGGAATACATTCAGAACTTGGAGAATACCCTAAGAGGGGCGGAGAAGCAACGATTATTGCACGGGTTATGGGAGTATGATGATGATCCGAATGCGTTATGTGATTATGATAAGATACTGACTATATTTGAGAATGACCAAGTCCCTGCAGATAAGGAAATGTACCTAACGGCGGATATAGCACGCTTCGGCTCTGACTTGTGTGTTATATGTGTGTGGAGGGGATGGGAGTTAATAGAGATACACACATTAGCTACTTCAGCAATGACGGAGGTACAAGGTCTTATACATACCCTTAGAATGAGGTATAACATACCCAAGGGGAATTGTATCGCTGACGAGGATGGTGTAGGAGGAGGGGTAGTAGATAACACGGGTATTGTTGGGTTTAAGAATAATAGTTCTCCTATTGAAGAGAATGGGAAGGAGACTAATTACAAGAACCTGCAGACGCAATGTTTGTACAAGTTAGCCGAGCGTATCAATAATAACGGCATATATATTAGCGCTGAAATATCAGAGAAGACGAAGGAGTGTATTATTGAGGAACTGGAGCAGATAAAGAGTGATAATAAGGACGGACAGAGACTATCAGTAATCAATAAGGATGCTGTGAAGCAGGCAATAGGGAGGAGTCCAGATTACAGGGACGCATTATTGATGCGGGAATATTTTGAATTGAAACCAAAAAAGAATTTTAAACCAATATTTTGATGATGACTACTTTTATTTTTTTATTCTCCTTAGGAATTTACTTCCTTATAAAGGCGGAATCGGCACGTTCTAGGAGGAACTTAGAACGATTTAGGGATAGACAATGGTTTTTCTACAACAGGGAAGTTTTTGTAAATCAGTTCATAGGATTCACAATATTAGCTTTGATTATCCTGTTGAATTTTTTTGCAGGGTGTATAATAATAGATTTCAAATGACGTTAGGTAGGTACTTATTATTGAGTGAGCGTAGGCGTAGGAGGGTTAGTATTTTGTTAGATGTGTTAAATCCACAGCCTTTTTTTTATACGGGTGTATGGAGATGGAGGCGTAGGCACGGGGTGGAACATCTAACAGAGCTCACTTGGGGAGAAGTACGTGAGGTAATTGCACTTGTTAGTAGTGGAGAGCTGTCCCAATTGATAGAGGCGTTCAAGTTGGTGTATAAGATACAATACCCTGCGAGAGTGAATGTATATCGATTTTATGCTTGTGTGAAGTTCTTAACAATAGAGGTGAATAGGGTATTGGCGCAGGAGCGAGAGGAACTACGAGGGGAGGACTTCGTGAATCAGGGTATAATGGAGCAGGCGGGGGCGAGTTCTCTGGAGCGATTCTCAGAATTAGGAGTGATAGACTTCCTTGCTGGAGGGGATATATTGAAGTACGAACAGATAGAGTCTCTCCCTTATAATACAGTGTATTACACATTGTTGTATAAGACAATGAAGAAAAATGTAGAGGCTAGAATTTTAAAAATAATGAATAGATAACAATAGGAGTATGAATAGATTATATATAGATGGTAAGGAGGCAGATTTATTAAGTAATGACTTCACTTGGAATATGCAATGTGCTGATTTCTTTTCATTTGACACAAGACAATTTTCTCATTCAGATGTAATGTATCTTCCTGTTACGGATAATAACAGAGAAATATTTGGTCTCTCAGATGTTATTGGAATAGAGGGAGACGGTGCGCATAGGAGTTATCGAGTGGATTTTCATATAAATGGAATAGAGGTAATCAGTGGAGGAAAGGGGTACTTGGTGGGGAAGCAAGGGGGGAAATATAAATTTGCGTTTCACGAGGGTATCAAGGGTATTTATCAGACTCTAAACCTATATAAGGTCTCAGATATATTGGAGAGATACAAGGGAGAGGTGGAACACGTGAAGACAAAAGAATTCATAAGAGAGAGTTCTCATAGATATAACGCTGGAGAGCGAGCAGATGTACTCTATGCGCAGGCGTACTATGGAGGAGCGCTGACAGGTGTGTATAATTATCATTATGCACCGGTGGCTATTTCCGTTCGTTGGTTGTTCGAAAAGATGGAGCATCTCACAGGGAATAGATTCGTGGGGAATTTTTTGGAAACGGAACAATTCAAGACCTTATACCTGTTGGTATCTCAGGTGTATCATAAGAGTGATAGCAAGGAGGGCAGGAGCGCTCCAGAGAGTTATGAGGGTGATACAATTGATTGTGGGAATGGTGATTGGGGTAGGTTCGACTATTATGAATCAAGTAAGATGAAGAGGGAGTCGAGTCCGGATCGGATAGATTGGGGTTACTTGAAGTTGGGACGTCGTGATTATGAACAGAGATTCTCAACGGTTCCAGAGCGAGTTCCTTTGGAGCCGAATACATTCGGCAGATGGACGGACTTCGAGATAAGACTTACCCTAACGAATTGGCGTGGTAATATAGAGATATACAAGAATGATACATTGGTATTCAATTCTATTCATATGGCTGAGCAGAACGGCAGGCGAGAGATAGCACACGTAGAGAGAGGACTATCGCAGGAGGATAGGATGTATGTAAGATGTGTGTATCACATAGATGATACGGAGCGTAATTTTTTGGCAGAAAATATAAAGGTAAGATTCTTTAATGATTCATCCATTATACTTTCGGAGATGGTATCGGACTTGTCTGCATTGGATTTCTTGAAGGAGATAATGATAATGTTCGGTCTAACCCCAATGAGAGGTAGAGAGGAGAATGTAACGCACTTCTATACCGTTAGAGAGCGATTGCGAGAGTCTCCTGTGTTGGATTGGTCGGATAAGTTCGTGAGGATATTGAGTGAGGATTATCACGCATCATCGGGGAGTTATGGACAGAAGAATTGGTTCAGATATAAGAAGTATGAGGAACAGAATAGGAATCAGAAGGATTGTGATACGGTCGTAAGGATAGATGATGCGTACTTATCATTAGAACATACGTATGAGAGTAAGTTCTGTGGGGTGGTAGATATTAGCAAGAGGATAGATAGTAGAATGGATAACTTCTGGTATTGGGAGGGGGAGAGTAAGGAGGTGATAGATAATGGAGTGAAGAGGATAGAGATGACGTATAAGAGTAAGGACAATCGATTTCACATATTCAATGCTGTCATTACGAATAGGCGAGAGAGGGTGGAATTGACCTCAGAGGGGGGTGTAGCGGATTCATTTGAAACGGAAGTTGTTCGAACGAATGCTGTTGGGCTGAGTTGGGGCAATTTGATTACGACCTATTATGAGGGTTTCTTTGAGATGATAGAGCGAATGCGGTTATACAGATGTGAGATGGCACTAAGTGCATTGGATTTATATGAATTTGACTTTTACAAGAGGATATATGTAAGTCAGCTAGGAGGGTATTTTGTCCCCAATAAGATTACATATAAGACGGGAGGAATGGCAGAGGTAGAACTAATTAAGATAAGATAGAGATGAGTACAACAATAGCGAAGATAGATATAGATGTAGAGAGTGTTATTAATAAGTCAGCAGAGACGAGGAAGGCGTTGCTGGAGATTTCTAACGAACTTAAGGCTCTCAAGGAGGCGTATAAGAATGGTGCGATTTCAATTGATGAATATACTAAGGAAGTAACGGAATTGACGGTTATTCAAAAGGAATACCAGAGGGATTTGAGGGCGTATGATAACTTGTTACAGGCGAATGTGGCTACACACGATAAGGCTATGCAGAGCAATAAGGTTCTTACAGGCTCTATAAGGGAGCTTAGTTCTGCGTTGTCACAGAATAAGAAGATATATTCGGAACTTACAGCATCACAACGAGAGAGTGCTGATGGGAAGGCGTTATTGGCTATCATACAACAACAGGATAAGGCGTATAAGGAACTGCAGAAGAGCATAGGGAATACACAGGTAGAGGTAGGTAATTATGAGCAGGCGATACGGAATGTGTTGGGTGATCATCAGGTATTCGGGGTTTCAATTAATGGAATCATAGACCAGTTGGATAGTTTGAAAGAGAAATTCTCGATACTTTCAACGCCAATACTAAATTTCATCAATGGAACGAATAGCAGTAAGGATAGCTTGGAGGAAGTAGCAGAGGGGGCATTAGAGACAGGGAACGCACTGAATGTAACAACGATTGCAACGGGGAGGACTTCTGTAGCGATGAAGGTATTCAGAGGGGCTCTTATCAGTACGGGTATAGGTGCTATATTGGTTCTGATAGGAAGTCTTATCTCGTACTTAACTAGCACACAGGAGGGAATGGATAAGGTATCGAGGGTAACGACGAAATTGAAGGTGGGATTCGATACAATGGTAGGAGTGTTACAACAGGTGGGAAAGGCGTTCTTCGGGACCTTTGCGAATGCAGTAGAGCCGGTGAAGAAGATAGGAAAGGTGATTGTAGATGTTATTATTCTTCCACTGAATCAGGTCATAGGTGTGGTGAAGTCATTAGGGAGCTTGTTAGAGGGAGATTTTAAGGGCGCGTGGGAGAATGCTAGTAATCCAATAAGGAATCTAGGGAAGGATATAGTAGATGCATCTGATGCAACGAGAATGATGATAGAGCAGAATAGGGCGAATGCTAAGGAGATGGCGAATGCATTCAGAGGGGCGGGAGTTGCGATGGAAGACGCATTGGCTAGAGCGGAGAAGATTTCGGATATAAGTGAAAAATTAGCTAGCACTGAGGCGGATTTTATCGAGCAAACGAGTATCCTCAAGCAACAGTTCAAGGAGCAGAATAAGATAGCGGAGGATACAACAAAGAGTTATCAGGAGCGAGAGGAAGCGGCGTTGAAGAGTATTGAGATACAGAGGAACATTAATAAGTTGGCTAGAGATAGGAATAATCTTGAACAGCAGTTGTTGGAGTTGAAATTTGCGAGCAACGATACGAGTGATGCAGACAGGGCGGAGTTAGCACGCAAGAAGGCGGAGTTGGCAGAACAGACGGCATCGATGCTAGAGGCAGAGACAACGCAGAATAATAAGGTGAATACGATTAGGAAGTCCCGTGATGACGAGCAGAGGAAGCGTTCGGAGGAGGCTCACAAGAGATATATGGATCAACTCAAGGAGCGGTTAGACGCGGAGAAGAGAGCGATAGAGGATTATGTGGATACGCATTCGGTGGTAGCAAAATCATTAGAGGAGCGGTTAGAGATAGAGGAGAAAGGGAAGAATGATAGGTTGGCATTGCTGGAGGAGGAGAAGAAGAAGGGATTGTTATCACAACGGGATTATGAGTACCAGAAGAGAAAGGTAGAGGCTGATTTTATCAATGTGAGAATGGATTTGTCAATAAGCGCTGTTCAACAGGAATTGGCAATGTATGAGGAGATGAATCAGTCAAGGATAACAGGAGAGGCAAGAGTAACAGAGGCGCTGATAGCAGAAGAGAGGGTTCGTCAGGAGTCTTTGTATGCGAAGAGGCTGGAGGCTATGGAACAGGAGAAGAGGTTAAAGGAGGAGTCTTCTCAATGGGATTACTCAAAGGAACAGGCGCACCAATTAGCACTTTCGCAATTGAAGAGAGAATTTGAAGAACAGGGATTAGAATTAGAAAAGAGAGCTAGGGAAGCGAGAAGAGAAGAGGAAAAGATACAACAATCGATAACTTTTCAGGAACGTCTTCTTGAGATGCAGGAGCAGGGGGCTACGACTTGGGCAATAGAACGAGAACAACTCACACAGAGGCAGGAGCAGGAGCGAGAGACTCTCAGGGAACAACTGGAGAGCAATAAGATAGACCTACAAGGATATAATGAGCAACTCTCAGTGATGAATAGGAAGCATTATCAAGAGGAGGTAGAACTGAAGAAGAGGACAGAGGAGAGTAAGAGGGCGTTAGCTTTGGGATATTTTGGTCAGTTAAAGGGGTTATTTGGAGAGCAGACGGCAATTGGCAAGGCGTCAGCTGTAGCGGAGACGACAATCAACACGTATGTAGCCGCTCAAAAGGCATATTCCGCCTTGGCAGGTATTCCTATAGTAGGACCAGCATTAGGAGCGGTAGCTGCGGGCGTGGCGGTAGCGTCAGGGCTTAAGAATGTACATAAAATAATGAGTACAGATACAACCTTTGAGTCAGGAGGATTGGTTCAGGGTCGTCGTCATAGTGAGGGAGGGGTTCCTTTCTCTGTTGCAGGTGTTGGCGGGTATGAGATGGAGGGAGGAGAATATGTGGTGAATAGGAGAGCTACGGCAAGATTCTTCCCTATCTTGGAACTTATTAATAATACAGGGAAGAAAGGAATAGGGAATCCATTCTACCTAGCACAGGGAGACTTAGTTAGAAAGGCTCAGGTAGTTCCTCAGATAGATTTGGATGCAATTAAGGAAGCGATACGAGAGGGGGCATTGCAGGGGACGCAACAAGGGGCGTATGAGGGGGCTCAGGAAGGAACGTATCAAGGAGCAAGAGATGGTTCTGTGGAGGGAACGTATCAAGGAGCAAGTTACGGGATGAGTGAAGGTATTCAGCAACGTGAGCTTGTAAAGAGTCATAATATGGATTTCAAAAGGACGCAATATATATGATAGATATAACAGCAATACTTAAGGGTTGGGATAACTATTTATTTTCCGACCCTGAAATGGAAGTAAAGGCAAAGGAGAGGGCAAAAATATGTGCGCAATGCCCACACGCTGTTAAGGGTACGTATCAGCAATTTATGCCTGATTATACGCTTAAGGAGGTGGAAGGGATGAAGTGTGATGTGTGTGGGTGTCCATTATCGACACTTCTAAGACAAGATGAGAAGAAATGTGAATTAAAAAAATGGGAATGAAAGTATATGATCAGTTAAAGGAAATAGAGCAGGGGATGCGTGTGGCGTACAAAAATGGTTGTAGTATCCCTTGTACAATATTCCGCGATATAGAACTTTATGAGAGATACGAGAGTATGAATACCCCGAAGATGGATAGGTATGTTATTCTCTCTGAGGACTTTCGCATCAATGTTAGTAAGGTGCGAGCTATAGTTGCTAGGCTATCAAAAAAAATTTAATGATAAACTTACCACTGTGCTTAACACTAATTTTTGTATATCTTGATTATGAATTAGTTATGTAGGTATGTTTATTTGTGACTTCCAACAACTTGCACTATGGTAGTGCCGTTTTCTTGTTCGTTGTGAATTACTTTCAAAATTTG